GATAAGATTAAATTAGAGGGAATGGCATCTATTTATGCTATTTGGGAAAATATTGAAACGGAAGATGAAAACGAAAGCAAAAAAATAAATATGAGATTGACACCTGAGATAATCTTAAAGATATTTAAGCGCGTCTCGGATGAAGATATTAATTTTATGGGATTTAGTCCAACGTGGTCTCGTCCTGAATGGATGGTGTGTCAAGTTCTTCCTGTTCCGCCACCCGCAATGCGCCCATCAGTTAAACACGACGCTCAACAGAGAAGCGAAGACGATTTGACTCATATTTATAGCAATATCATTAAAACCAATCGTGATTTGGCTGAAAAGATTGCCAATAACGCAAATCCGAATGTGATAGAAGGATTGACTACTGTTTTGCAATATTTCGTTGCTATGATTGTAAATAATAAAGTAAAGGGCGCTGTTCCAATGGCACAAAGATCGGGTCGTCCTCTTCAATGTATCATGGGAAGATTGAATAGTAAAAATGGTCGCATCCGTGGAAATCTCATGGGCAAACGTGTAGATTTTAGTGCGCGTTCGGTTATTACTGGTGATCCAAATTTATCTTGTCGTCAACTTGGCGTTCCGCTAAAGATTGCCAAGAATATCACCAAACCTATAACAGTTAACGAGCGTAACCGAGATTTCCTTTTGAAATTGATACAGAATGGTCCAGACACTTATCCCGGCGCGAAGATTTTAGAGAAGAAAAACGGTGAGAATATTTCGCTCAGATATGTTGATCGTGGTTCCATTCGATTGGAAGACGGTGACGTTGTACACAGACATATGATGGACGGTGACGCGGTTCTGTTTAACAGACAACCGTCTCTTCACAGAATGTCTATGATGTGTCACATTGTAAAAATTATGAAGGTTGGTGATACGTTTCGTATGAACGTCGCTGATACCAAGCCTTACAACGCGGATGAAAAAATTCGCTGCATTTATGCAGCGAAGATTTGAAAAAATCATCAATGTTCGCAACAGGGGGCGTTAAAAGCGTGTAACCCCCTAGTAAATAAATTAATGAATAATTGAGGAAAAATAATTTAAAGAAATATCTCTCATAAATGTATATGGTAACTGACACGAACCCAGAAAACGCGACAAAATGTTGCTCAAAATGTGGCGAGACTAAAGAGACAGACAAGTTTATTAAAGCTAGAAATATATGCAAAGAGTGCAGAAATTCAAGGTCAAGAGAAAAGCATAAAGCGATTCAATTGTCCACCGATGCCAATAAAACGTGCATTACTTGTAACACTTCAAAACCAGAAACTGATTTTATTAAAAACCGAAAATACTGCAAAGATTGCAATAACAAAGCTCGTAGAAAGAAATACGAATCAAACGATGAATTTCGTGCGAAAGTAATTCAACAAGTTACCGAGTTTAAGCAAGAAAAGGCAGAAAAACGGCGTAAAATGAAATTAGAAGAAATTGGTGAAGGAAACAAAAAATGTAGTAATTGTTCATCGATAAAACCAGCGAACAATTTTAGGCATAATCGTTTAAAGTGTAAAACTTGCGAAAAAGACGATCCACTAGATAAATTCAAACGTGCAATTAGAGGAAGAATTTGGTATGCGCTGAGTATAAAAACTCATCGAACTGTTCATTATCTAGGATGCACACCTCTTGAATATCAACAATGGATTTTCTGTTATGACCAAAATTATAATCTCGATAACCACGGAAAAGTATGGCACATAGACCACGTTATTCCATTATCGAGATTTAATCTGGAAGATAAAGATGAACAAATGATAGCGTTTAATTGGCGAAACACAATGCCTCTTTCTGCAAAAGAAAATCTAGCAAAGAATAGCAAAATCTTGCCTCTTCAAGTTGAACAACATTTAAAGTGTCTAATTGAATACCATAAAAATAAAAATATAGAATTTCCTCAAAAATTCATTGATCTATTTGCAAAACACCTTGTTGACGGGAATCCCCTAAAGCAATCACTACCACTCACTTCTGGAAACTTTGGTGAGGATCTCGGTTAATAGCCGAACCCGATGGTAAAAAAGTGATTGATGCATCCTATAAACCTCAACTGGTTTCCAAGGATAAAATGGGCAATCCGCAGTGGAGTATCTAAAGTCGTTACGGTAGACCATGATACCCTCTCAGAGACTGCTGAGGTGTTGGTGAACTATGAAGGACTAGCCATCCTGAGTTTGCTTAAGGTACAGTCCGTCCCCACTGGAAACTTTGGGGGTGCTGCGCATATGAACAAAAATCTTACATGATTTATAGATGTTTGGTTTGAATTCATGGCGCGGCGACGTTTGATGGTGATGAAATGAATATGCATGCCCCGCAAAATGTATTAGCGGAAACCGAATTGAAGCATCTTGCGGCAATTCCCTACCAAATGATTAGTCCGTCTGGAAACTCACCGATCATTGGTATTTATCAAGATTCTCTTCTTGGATCCTACCGATTTACTAGGCCTAATATTTCATTTAGCCCTAGAGACGCTATGAACTTGTTAATGATGTACAATAAGGTTGATGTTCAAGCGTTGCGAGAAGCGCAAGAAGTGGGAGGTGGAAAAATATCAAATTTCGATGTGCTTTCGCAAATTTTGGAACCCATTACATTAAAATATAGTACAAATTTATTTGAAGAGGGCGAAGACAAGAAGATTTCAAATAATGTTTTGGAAATTCGAAGTGGAAAATATATTCGCGGACAAATGGAAAAGTCTGTTTTGGGCGGAAGTAGTAAGGGAATTATTCATAGAATCTATAACGATTTTGGCAACATGCATGCCGCAAATTTTATTGATAATTTGCAAAACGTTATTACTGAATATATGAAATCGAGTTCTTTTAGCGTTGGTATTAGCGATTTGATTGCCAATCGCAAGACACAAGACAGCATTGTGCAAGTTATTGCTACCCAAAAACAAGAAGTGCAAAATCTAATAGAAAAGGTTCATTTGGGAACATTTGAGAATAACACTGCGAATACTAACATGGCGCAATTTGAAAATGAGGTAAATAATGTCCTCAATGAGGCAACTAATCAATCTGGTAAGATTGGTAGAAAGTCACTGAGCAAGGACAATCGTTTCGTTATGATTGTGAATTCTGGTTCTAAGGGAACTCATATCAATATTTCACAGATGATTTCTTGTTTGGGGCAGCAAAACGTTGACGGCAAGCGAATTCCTTATGGGTTTGATAGTCGCACGCTTCCCCATTTTACCAAGTTCGACGATTCCCCAAACGCGCGTGGATTTATTGAGAATTCATATATCTCTGGCCTAACTGCGCCAGAATTGTTCTTCCATGCTATGGGTGGTCGTATTGGTCTTATTGACACAGCAGTAAAAACTAGTCAAACCGGCTATATTCAAAGACGCCTTATCAAGGGTCTTGAAGACTTGAAGGTGGAATATGATATGACGGTGAGAAACAATAAGGGGAAGATCGTTCAATTTGCGTACGGCGATGATAGTTTCGATTCAACAAGAGTAGAAAATCAATCAATTCCTTTGGTCGGAATGTCAACCGAAGACATTTATCTTCATTACGATATCATTGGCGTCAACGATCAACACAATGATTTGATGGACGTTTATGACAAAGGTACTGTAACTCGCGTAAAGAGACAGCGCACAGAAACAAAGGTGAAGTGTCAACAATATATTGAAAAAATGATTGAAGCTCGTAAGAACCTTATCGAATCTGTCTTTAAAAACAAGAGTGAGAATTCAGTGAAAATGCCTATTGCTTTTCAATATATCATTGCCAATATACAAGGTCAACTCAATTTGAACGCCGGTTCTATTGTTGATATTACGCCATTGGAAGCGTTTGATCTTATTGAAGAGTATATGGATAGACTGAGACACATCTCTTATGTTGCGCCGACGGCTTTATTTGAGATAATGTATTACTTTTATTTGAGTCCGAGAGATTTAATTGCGGTGAAGCGCTTCCATCGCAAGGCTCTCATTCTTTTGCTAGAAACTGTTGTCTTGAAATACAAGCAGGCCATTGTTCATCCTGGTGAAATGGTTGGCGTTATTGCTGGCCAGAGTGTTGGTGAACCTACTACGCAACTGACTCTTAACACTTTCCATTTATCCGGTGTCTCTTCTAAGTCTAATGTTACTCGTGGTGTACCAAGAATTGAAGAAATTTTGCGTCTCACTAAAAACCCAAAACATCCTTCATTGACCGTGCATTTGAAGCCCCTCGACGAAACCGACAAGGACAAAGCAACAAAATATGCAAATATGTTGCAACACACAAAGTTGGTAGATGTTGTAAAATCCATAAAAATCTGCTTTGATCCAAGCGATAAGTCTACCACCATAGATGAAGATAGATTGCTCATGGAACAATTTTACGAATTCGAAACATTGGTTGACGAATGCTCAGATAAAACCATGGATCTTGGCGTTCAGAAATCAAAGTGGATTATTCGTTTGGAATTGGATGCTGAATCGCTTTTGGATAAAAATATTACTATGGACGATATTCATTTTGCTATTAGCAATAGCCATGGCAATGAGATTTCATGTGCGTACAGCGACTATAATTCGGATAATTTGGTGTTTCGAATTCGACTCAATAGTAGTGTGTTTAATAAAACCAAGAAACAAAAGGGCATCCCCGACGCACTCGATCAATCTGATGAAATCTATATGTTACGAAATTTCCAAGACGCTCTTTTGAATAATATTGTATTGAGAGGATTGACTGGAATTCAAAACGTCATTCCTAGAAAGTTGCAAAATATGGTAGTGAAAGACGAAGGTAAGTATTCGCAAAAAGATGTATGGATTTTGGATACTACCGGAACGAACTTGATGAATGCGCTCGGCTTAGATTATTTGGATCCTACGCGAACTTATTGTAATGATATTAAGGAAGTGTTTGATGTGCTTGGAATTGAGGCTGCTCGGCAAGTTTTATACAATGAGTTTGTAGAAGTGATGGAATTCAGTGGTGTCTATATCAATTACCACCATTTGAGTTTATTGGTAGACAGAATGACTTCGACTAAGGGTATGGTTTCTATATTTAGATCTGGAATCCTGAATGACGACATTGGTCCGATTTCAAAATCTACGTTTGAGGTGCATACAGAAGTGTTGCTAGACGCGACGCGCCATGCAGAATTCGACCATATGCGAGGCGTTTCTGCCAATGTTATGATGGGACAAATGGGAATATTTGGCACCGGTGCATTTCAAATAGTTCTAGATATGGAAAAAATTTCACAGGTGGATGATGTGGAAGTCGATATGTCAAGTTCAGAAAAGGAAATTGAAAAAATGTTTGGTATGCTTGACAGCAAGTCGGATCCTTGTTCAGCTTCGAATATTGAGATTCGTAATAATTTATCGGCGATTAAGGTGGAAGACAAGGGATCGTGCGACGATGGATATGATATCGGATTTTAACAAAGTGCCAACTAAATATCTGATAGACAAATGTGGTTATAATAAAGTTTTTATTTTTTCTTTTGTTATCGATTTAGAAAACCATGATGCAAAAAATTGAATCCGCTATTTATTTAAAAAAATACGGAAAATACTCATCAAAATGGCGCATTCTAATGTTAATTTGGCAATTTCATACGCAGAATCATTGGTCGGCTTACCATTTCGGTGGTATGACCCAGCAGTAGACTCTTTTGTGGGTCATGATAAATTTTGGTGTGAAAATTCTCCCCCGCCATCTGCTGAAGAAATAAAGACAAATGAAAAGGCTATTGTTTGCACAGGACTGCCAAATCTAATTCGACGTTTCTGTGGTCTGCGCGTTCCAGGATTGGGTCATGTTATTCGAGGAAAGTATAGCGATGTTATTAAGGCTTTTCCTGGCGGTACGGGTGCATGGTACGCACACTTGCGTCAAAATAAACGTTTGCAAAAATTAAATATGAAAGAAAGGTATCCTAAGGGAACGCTATTAATAGCTCGCTTTAAATCTGACGATAAAGATCAAGGGCATCTTGCTATTATCTACGATGATGTGGATGAAACAAAAAACATTACGCATCAACAAGTTATACATTCAGCACCTACGATAGAGTATCCCGATCGTGCCAATGCCATTGACCACGGCGCGGTTATCATTGAACCCTTTACTGTTTCAAATAACTTATGGAAATGGGATAAGATTAGTTATTATAAGTTTGTTTGCCTTCCTGAGAATTGGCTACTTGTAGACTAAAATATTATATATTATACACCCTTGAATATTTAAAATGGGACGCCCTCAAGCGAAGCAGAGGGGCGTCTCACTAGATATTTAAGGGCAACGTTACCGATAAATCAATTAAAAGGCAAACCGCCACGGGCGGTTTGTCCCATTTTAAATGTTCATCGGTGTAAAACAATATAAACGCGTATCAATATTAATATTGTCCGGGTTTAGCTCAGTTGGTTTGCGTTTTATCGCACAACAAAGAGCATTTGACTGTAGTAGTGCTGATATCAAAATGTCACCTGTTCGATCCAGGTAACCCGGAACGTAATATTTTATAATATGTTATTTTTCATATTATAAAAAATTTATATATTTTTAACCTTTCAGAATGTAAGGCGCCAATTTTTACACGAATATTACATTAAAGATTTATTTTGTACCCTAATTTAGCTATTTCGTCGTTTATTTCCATTAAATCATCTTCATGCCCCTCAATTTCCCGTTGAAAATGCTGTTTTTTTGACTTGATAATGTCTTCGCATTCTTTTATTTTTTCTTTTTCCATTTCTATATTTATATATTATTGTGATAATAATTATATTGTATTAATTATAAAGCCATTGAAATTGTAACTCGTAGGGTTTCCAAGAACGTTTCTACAGATAAATCATATTTCTTAAAACCCCCAATTGAAATTTTTGACAATTCAATTACCGGCGTTACTATTCTAAAATTTTCGCCATCACACCTTACAAAATAAAAGCGATCCTTTATAATATCGCCACCGCAAACTAATATATCTTGTCCTGTCATTAATTTGTCATACGAAAATAAAACAATAGGAAGTTTCATATGATTTGCCAAAACCCATATGTCAAAACTGGTCAAATAATATCCTTCCGACATAATGGCGGTTTCAAAATCATATTTGTTTTTCTTAATGTCGTCAATTAATTCGCGTTTGCCTTGTTTCTTAAGAATTTCTAGTATTTTAATTTTGTATGTAGTAAAAATCTCTTTATACGCTGTCCATAACATTGCTTTTATCGAGTCAACGTATTCGTCACGATCGTATAATTTTTTAATGGCATAAATAATAACAAAATAACTACATAAATAAGAATCGCGAACGATTGTTTCTCTAGCTTGAACGGGCAATATACTTTTCCAGTTTCGAGTCCCCGCACTTTTAATACCCACCGTTTTTTCTACACACTCGCTTGAAAACATTTTAAAATCCGCAGTGGTAGAATCTAAAAAATATTGATCTTGTAACGGAACTTGGTTACTGTATTTTTCAGTTGTAATTCTTGGATTGGCAACGTCAAATGTTACATTTTGTATATATTCATTCATGTCAAAAGGTATTAGGTCGTCAAAATAATTGCCCATAATCAATGAATTTAACAAGATAATCTCGTCATCATTAATAAAATAATCGCTTGACGTAATGTTAAAGTATTTTTTTGCTTCTAACATAAATAATCTGACGCGTTTATAACGAATCAATTCGTCCGCAATTCTTGTAAAATAAATAGATTCATTGGAAGAATCACCATTAATTAAATTTTTGCTAGGTATACATAATTTATTGTTTTTTACTAAACATAAAGCGTTATTGCTGAGGTTTGTAATAAACGTACTTTGTTGTCGAATCGATGAAAGCGACTCTTCACCAATTTCATCAAACGAAACGTCGTTTCTTAATAAATACTTCAATAGTATCTCGAGCTTCTTTAGTTTTATTTTATATAAAAATTCTGTGCTGTTTAATATGCCAATTATCTTTTCGCGGACTTCTTTGTTTACGTAGTCATTTAATAAATATCTGATTTTGCTACGGAAAGCATTGTAAAAATGCGTTTCTAAAGAAATATTTTGCACAGTTTTAATGCGCAAATCATCCTTTGTGTTATTTGTGGCAAATGATTTGTCTGCCTCAAAATAGCCATTGCTTTTATAATCAGACACTTCAGTAAATGGTATTCCGTCATCGATAATGTTTTGTTCATAGGGACTGATTTGGCACAACTGATTTGTCTCGGTTAATATTCCAACAATAAGTCCATCTTCTACAACTTTAAATTTGGGTAAGCAAAGTATTTCGCCGTCAGTTTTTTCATGAACCATATTTAATTTATCGCGAGTTTCTACGTAATTTAACCACATAATATCGTCTACATATATCTTTGATAAGCCATGAATTATTGCGGATGGGTGGGTAGGAATAAATACGGGGCGATCATCCCCTTCCATAAAAGTAATTGAAATTCCTATAATTTTGCCGCGGTAATTCATAACCTGGTTTTTTATAATAAAATTGTGCATAGTAAGAGTGTCATAGACAAATTTGGCAGAAACGTTTTCTTTAAATTCATAAACTTTTGGCATACTTGGTTGAGCTTTGCAATATTTTTTGGAAGTTTTTTCAATCATATCGAGAACCTTGTATAATTTTGCAGGAACAGTTTTTTTATTAAATATTTTAACCGCATTATAAGTGTTTGTAGTTATACCGCCCGCGGTGTTGCCGTATAAATAAATAGGTTCAAAAATATCTTCATATTTTAACAAAAGTATAGTTCCTTTTTTAGAATCATAGGCAGAATAGGATGAATTTTTAGGGCATAATATAGCCATATCATCAGTAACGTCCTTATCCACAATTTCCATAATTACCATATTGAGGCCGGTTCCAAAAATTTCTGTTTCAGGTGAACCGATTATATCCCATAAATAAGTATGATCAATAAACGAGTCGTCGTCTTTTAGAAAACTTAAAAAGTTTTCATAAGAAGCTATAGTGTCTTTTAAAAAACTGTTCTGAGCAGGATTCGAAAGGTCTGTGAAACTATTATAAAATTCTGTGTTGCTATAATCTTCTACATCGATGTCGTTAACATTTACCTTTTTGGGTTGGAAAATTGTCATCATAGAACCATTGTTTAATTTTAAAAATATATCTAATGTAACTGCTTTTGCAATTATTTCGCGCATTTCTTTTATAGATGGAACGGGAATATTTTTATAATAGGTATAAATGTCGGCCAAACATGCTATAAAAGATTGGTTGGCAGAGCGCTGAACGCCGTATCTTAAAATGGGTTTTTCATTTTTTCTAATAAGAGATGTGTTGTTTTTCTCTACATAATCAGCTGTATTTGTTCTTAAAAATAGTTCAATGGCAATAGGCAAAAAGCCCCATCTATGTTGTGATATAGGATACTTATCACTTCCTACAATATACAGATTGTTCTTAGCCTTTTCTTCTTTTGGCGCAACAGAAGTTGGTTCGGCGATAGTTACGCCATTTTTTGTTTTTTGTTCTTTTTCATTCTTTTTATTGCTCTTTTTAAACGCTAATTGCTTTAATGTTTCTGGGTCGCCGCTTAACGCCATGTCTTCCACGCCGCATTCTTGTCTACGTTTAATTTGTGATTCTGAATTCATTT